TCGGTGAGGTCGGTGCGGTGAAATGTTGTCCATACCATGTCTTGATGCACAAAAAGCACCCGTCGAGTTCCCGCCTCGGTGATACCGGTGAAGGGTGCAAAGTAGCGAACTACATCCCCGTACTCGTCGCACACATCCACGATACCGGCGGACAGAATGAAAGGGTGCCGAGTCTTGTGGGTCACGCCCGTGATTATGGAACCGGCGGCGGCGCGGAATTCCCTCATATAAATGCCATCGATAAAAGTGTGGTGAGTCTCGGCTCGGGCGGGAAAATCTTTGGCAATGGCAACAACCGCCCGTTCCAAGGCATCGATGTGTTTTTTGAATTTCCTTCTCTGTTCTTCCGTTCTCATCAGTTGTGTCCTTCCGATGCTTCCCACACCGGCACAATCGCGGCGATTGTGAATGGTATGGGTAATGTCTGGCGCATGAAGATATCGACCCCGTCCGCCCAATTGCTGGAAAGGTAAAGGCGGGTCCACTCGTTGAGGATTGGCGGGGAATCGTCCATGAAGTCTGTGGTTTTGCGCGATACCATCGGGAACCAAGTCTTTTGGTCCGCCGAGTATTCGCCTCCGAAAGACTCGTACAATTTTGCGTTGAGTCGCGGGATTCGCATCTTGCGCCCCTGTGAGGTGCCGTCTGCCAAGTCCTGGTTGACCCGTTGCGGACAAAGCAGGGAGGTGTACGGCAATCCGATGACATACCCAACAACGGGGGTTTGCAGTTGGATTTGCCCTCCGGTGACAACCATCGGCGCATTGGTGACCGGATCGATGACGGGCGAGACAACTCCCCAAGTGACGGCGTTCAAGGTGGCATCGTACACGGCACCCCAAACGGAAACCGCTTTGCCGTTCAAATGCGAAAGTCCCGAAATGGTGGTTGCCGGTGAATACGGAGTAACCGGCGAAGCGGACACGGCGGAATCGAGGTAAAACCATTTGGACTTATCGCCGTTATCAAGTGCCTCGCGCATTCCAAGTCGGAACCGCTCGACGGACCTTTGAGTCGCGCCATTGATCGTTCGGTTGACCAGAACCCACAACTCGTCCTCGCCGTCGAGTCCGTTGATCGAGGCAACCGATTCAAATGTGCCATCGGTGATGTGCCGAGCGAATCCGACAACCTGTTGTTCGCGTTCGTAGGTCATGGAGACAAGTTGCCCGTCTCCGCGCACAAACCAGTAAACGGCATCTGGCACCCGTTGGTAGGCTATCTCCTGTATGTGAGTGCGAGTGGTGTGTTCGGCAAGGGCGGTAATGTCGTTTGATACCCACGATTCGGATGCCCAAGTGTAAATGAGTTCGCGGACTTTGCGGGACATCCTTTGCACATAAAGAATCGTGTCGTTGATGATGAGGGCGGGAAGGCTTGCGCTTCCGTACTGCGATTGCGCTTGCGCCGACACATTGGTCGCCGTGAGAGGTTTGTTCGGGTCCGATGCCGAAAGCGACCACTCGTCCAAGGAGGTGCCAATCAGCAATGCGGTCTTGCTGACGAGCCAATTGATGCGACCGCCGGTCGTGGACGCAAGGGTGAAGGAGTAGGAGTCCGAATCAAATGCGCCCTTGCGGAAATTCTGAAAATCGTTTGTGACCGATCCCCAAATCGTGTTGGGACTTGTGGCGGTGCCGCCAAAAATGACCCGTGCTTGGTGCAAGCCAACGCAATTGGGGTAACCCTGCTCGGCACTAAACGCGCCCTCGTACCATGCCGAGGTGGCGGTTGTGGACCCGAGTGTTTTGACTACACGGGCGGTTGCCGAGGTTCCGCTTGCCACCGCCGTGATCCGCACCAATCCCGAGGAGGACGGGTCTGTTTCCGCAATCTGCAAGCGGGGAGTGGGAACGCCAGTTGTGCCTGGTGCAGTCCAGTTGCTGACCTTAAAGCGGAAAAGTGTTTCTTTGGTCTCGGTGCCGCTTGAAACGATGTTGGCATCCTTTCGCGAAACATAAGTGCGGCGTGTCACCCAAGTGGTGCCGCCGTCTTCCGAGGCTTGAAGTTCTACATCGGCACTCCAGATGCCGTAGGACTGCAACGCCCAATTGCCAAGGATCGAAATGTTCCCCGAGGTCGTGTTTCCGGTGATGTCAAAAGACAGCACACCTTTGTCCACGGCGTGATCGATCTGCCAAAATGAATTGACATGGGTGTTTTTGAAAATCGATGCGCTTGCCGTGAGGGTGATGGCGGTGCCGGTCGTTGCGCTTGGGGTGATGGTGATGTTGGACAAGTTCTGGTCGAGGGTGGGTGCCCAATCCCAAGGCACCGGACCTATCGTCCAGTTTGTGTCGGAGAACGAAGACAACCGGTAGGGTTCGTATTTGGGATGGGTGAGGTAAACGACATTGTTGATCTGGAGGTACCGGACCTCACGCAAGTCTGCTTCAAGGTAAGGGTGCCGCAATGCTGGTTGCGGCGTGATAGTCTGGTTGAGCCAATCCACGGCGGTTGCCTCGACCGGCGAACCTCCCGAGGTCAGAAGCGATCCATTTTTCCAGAACCTCATGTAGCCTTCGCCGAGTTCCAAAATGACACGGGAGGTCGAGGTAAGGTTGAGTCCGATGAGGCGGCACCTCTTGTTGTTGAATTTGGCGTTTCCCCTGTACTCAAGACCGGCTCGGCGGTTTGCCGGTCCATACGGGGTGATCAGAAAGTTTTCGAGGACTTTGCACCCGTTGCGGTACTTGTCGAGGTTGGTGCGCGATTCAAGGAGTGGAGACAACTCACCGGCATTGAACGATGAGATGAGGGATTGGATCATAGCCCTTGATAGCGAGAGTTCACCAACTCGGAATCGACCCACAGCATCCTGCGACGAGGATTACCCTGTGCCGCATCAACCCGCCGCGCCTCGGCTAACGCCTTGTCATATTCGGCGTTCAACATTTTCTCGATGTCAAGCGAACCAGCAAGCGGACGGGCGAGTTTGGCACCGAGACGCTTGACCAATGCCTCGACAAAGAGGGGGTCAAAAAGATTGGGGTCTTCAACTTTGCGAATGTAGGAAATGACCGCCGTCGATTCATCGGTGTACAACTGATCGCCGACGATCTGGTATGGGTTGACCGGCATCGCCGGTTCAAACGCATTGAAGGTCAGCAACCGGACAAAGTCGGTAGGAAGACCGAAAGCGTACTTCCATGCGAACTCGGGGTCTGGCGCGATCTGTGAAAGTTTGGCGAAGGATGTCGCCCAATTCCAATCGTGGAGGCGAAATACTTCCTGCTCTGTGGGGGTGTAAAAGAGTTTGCAGAACCTTCCCTCGGGGGTCGGATCATCAAGGGAGGTGATGGCGAGGTCTCCAACTTTGGCGAGGGCGAGATTGCATATCGTGGTTGCGTCCATGTTGGAGAGGAAAGTGAGGGCGACCCCTTTCGAGGTCGCCCCCACCTGTGAGGTTACTTGGTGGTATCCGCCGCGATTTCAACCACACCCTTCTCAAGGAGACGGGTTGCACCCAAAACCGCCGTGGAGCGGATTTGGAGCGAGTGGCGTTGCTCGGGAATGATGTCCATGTAAGTCTTGCGACCGCCATCGACCATGACCGCCGAATTCTTCTGGTAGGCAATGCAGGAACGAATGTTCGATGCAAGTGGCAGAAGTTCGGTGCGAACCACTTTGAACCCGAGGAAAGAATCAACCTCTCCGTCCACCAGGGCGCGGACCGAGTTGTAGAGTTGATTCGTCACCTCTTGGGTGCCGAGGAGGTCGGCGATCTCTTTGGAGGAGACCACAAGGATGCGGTCCTCGGCGGGTGCCTCGTTGGCATCGAGGATGCGCTTCGCCTCGCGGATTTTCGCGATGGTGAGACCGGTGTTGGTTGCCGTTCCGCCGCCGCCAACATAGTTGACTGCCACCTTCTGACCGGCGGGAAGGGCAACACTCGATGTGGTGTTGTTCAGTCCGAAACCGGCGGAGGTGTTTGCCGTGTTGGTGATGGTGGCATTGCCGAGGAGTGCCGAGATCAGCACCGAGTCGCAAGTGCGACCATATGCCGCCGCCTGTGCTTGCATGACTTCCGAGGTCGGGAGAACAACGCTTCCAAGGAAGATGTTGTCGAACTCGTCGAACCATGAGGAGGTGTCGTAAGGCACCGGATAAGCCCACCGAGCGGGTAGCGTGATGTTGTTGTTGATCGTCGCGCCGTTGCGGGTCAAGACTTGGGACATGGATGCCTCGTCCATCTGATTAAAGCGGACGGCGGCACCTTGGGCGGAAACCAACTTGGTGCGTTCTTTGAGACGGGAGTCCATCTGCTGGAGAAGCATCTGCCAGTTGGTTTCGTACTGGATCACATAGTGATCGGGGATTTGTGTGAGATTAGGCATTGTAGGAATGTGGTTGAAGTTGAGTTGAACTGCTGGTCCGCGCCTTGCGAATTATCCCGAGCGGGGTTCGTTCGGTTCGGTTCAACCCTTCCTACATGGGTCGGAAGAACGATTGTCCTTCAGAAGAGTTGAGGTGTGCGTACACCCAAACAATGAGGCGGTCAATAGAAAAAAGACAACCCCGTCCTCATAGGAAGACGGGGTCGCTTGCTGAAGTATCCCGCTTATGTGCTACTTCAGAAGATCGGTGACCAATGTGGCGATTTCTTTGTCGCCCGATTTGTAGCGTTGGTGCAGGGGATTCTGTGGGTTCTTCATAATGTCCATAGCCCTTGCTTTGCCAACCATCATGGTCGAGGCGGCATCTGAAGAAACCAGTTTGTCATCGCTCAAAGTGTCGGCGATCCGAGCCAGCATTTTGACAACTCCAGGCGAGGTCAGACCAGGATCGCCGAGGTCGCCTCCTCCAAGTTGAACAAGTCTTTTCGCTTTGCTCATGTTGATGTCGAACTTGTCGCCCCATTCTTCCGCCAGCATCTTTCGCGAGTTTTCGAGTTGTTGCATTTCCTGCTGTTGGGCGACCTCCAGTTCCTGCCTTTCCATTTCTCCCATCATGTTGACGATGTTTTGCCATGCCTTGGGAGGGATGCCGTTCTTGTGTGCCATTTCGGCGAGGACATTGCTGACATTGTCATCCCATGAGGAATTCTCTGCCAGTTTTGCCGGTCGGATGTCTTTGTACCCGTCCACCGAATCGGGGATGCCCAACTTCTTGTTGAATTCCGCCCGTTCCTCGGGAGTGGATTTTTCGTTCGGGATAAGAACCGCATCGGCTTTTTTCCCAAGCAATCGTTGCTGTGAGACGAGGGTTTTGAAAACCCCGTTGATGTCTCGGAATTGCCCGAGGATTTGCTTGGCATCGTCAAACCCCTGCAACCGGTCAAGCCACCCCTCGGTGAAATTCCCCTCGGAGTCGAGGTAGCCGGTGCTACTTGTCGAGGTCGCGTTGTTTGAGCCACCCCCTTGAAGGAGACCATTCGTCGCCGTCCCATTGCTGGTGGTCGCGCCGGTTGTCCCGCTCAATGCGGAGGTGTTGCTTCCCTGTGCCGCTATCGCGGCGTTTCCGTCTGTGACGGCGTTTTGCGGTTCTGATGTGAACATAGCTTTTTCCCATACCTACACACGCTCGATCCCGAATCGTTCGGAATAATCGTGCGGGATGCGGTCGAAATACTGGATGCGGTGGACTTGCAAGGTGTGGTTCGCCTTGTGCCAAAGAATGTACTCGGGGGTGAGGTCTCCGAGGTGCGGGTCTTGTGGCGGCGGGTCAGTCTTTTCGGGACTTGGTTTTGCCGGTCGTGGTTGTCTGCTCATGGGATTTTGCCGCCATTGCGCGGATGTGAAGGATGACCTGTCTTTGCCCGTCTCTGACGGCGGCGCGGATAGGGTCGAACGATCCATCGGCTACCGGCACAAATGTCGGAAGGTTTGTGCCAAAAATTTTCTCAAGGTCGGCAAGCACCAGTTGTCCCTCGGGAATGTCGAACCACCCGTAGGCGAGAAGGGTCTTTGCCGAGCGGACTTTTTTGTCGAGGTCACTCATGCCAACGCCGGTTGGTTCATCGCCGCCGAATCCTGTAGCATTGCGCTATCCTGTTTGACCGCCCCCGCCTTGCTGGCGATTTCCGCCATCGTAAGGGCATTCTGCTGTTCCGCCGCAACCTGTGCCGCCTGTGCGCGCATGGCGCGGATTTGCTCGACCTCGCCCTTGGGTCGAAGCATATCCCCATCGACTCCCTCGGCGATTGCCCCTTCGCGGACGATCTTGTCCACATCGAAGTTGTCCATTGCGGACGGGTCGCCGGTAATCTGCTGGATGCCCAGGACTCTTTGCATGGTGCGCTCGGTGGCGGACACTTCCATTGCTCGGACGGCAAGGGCGATGCGCGAGTTGAAAACAACCTTGGGTTCG